CCGAAGTGGGCGAGTTGGGGCCATGGCCCAGAGCGGTGAAAACAAAGCTTTTCAATCTTTGAAACGCAGGGAGGAGAGGCGTGACGGTAAACGTTCGCCTCAAATCCCTGCAGGCCTTGAGAAGGTTTTTAACTTCCAAGGCATGGCGGAGTTGTACGACCGTATGCGTGGTCTCTACGGTGACACCCCAGCCTGGAAAGCTTTGATGTCGTGCAGTGCCATCTATCTGAAGGATGTTAAAACCGCCTTTGGAGTGCGCGACGGCCGCATTGGGTTATTCATGGCTTCCTCGCCCAGCACCGCGTCCTGGTCACAGGACGCGGGTGCATCTATTCTTACAATAAATGAGTCAGCTTGCTTGAGAGCGCAGGAAGCAAAATGGGAAAGACTTCAAGTTTCCTTGCGCGCCAATTCTTCATTGGTAAACCAAATTATGGAAAAAAATAGGATTGCCAAAGAAAAAATGGAAGAACTCGAACAACTCCAAAAGAAAATGGACAACATGGTTGAAAACAACAAGCTGATCTTCCAACGAATTGAAGAAGCAAATCAAAGTAAGCTGGATGCAATGGGAGCAAAAATCTCAAAATTGAGACATGAAAATCATCAGTGGTTTCTTAAAGTTGAAAAACAGGACAACTTGATTGAGTCACTTAGAAAACAAATTGACACACAGAGAGTGACTTACAAGAAAATGGCTTGGGATTTCATGGCATGGGTCCTGCTGGCTTTTCTTTTGTTTGGCTTTCTAACAACAACACAGGCAGTTGAGTTGAATAAAACTGAGTACAACGTGATTTATGCTGATGTTTATGGTGAGTTGTACACTGATTATCCGACATCACAACCGTGGGATGAAAGCCAAATTCCGAAAACTTGTGAGAGACCTGATTTTGGTTGCATGATTGTTGACACCTGGCTGCCTTTGCCACTCTTGAAATTTGAGGGAATAATGCAGAAATGTTATAACACCCATGGTAACGTGATAGCACGTAGTACATTTAATGCCACCTACCTGTTAATGGACTGTGTTAAAACAGCAACTTATTTTATGGACCAGCATGATTATGTTGAAAATTATCATTGGTGCAGGAGGAGGTTAGCAACACTCATTGCTGCTAATTGCGAAGGTGAAAGAACCATTGACAAGTTTTGGTCACAAATCATGGAGGCTATAGATGCTAGTAGAAGTTTTTTCCAGTCAGTTAAGAAATATCAGATTGACGTTTGGATAATAGCGATTTTTAGCATTGTTATTGCTGGTAATAAAGAAAAACTGTTAACATTGTTGCCCTTTGTGGCCCTAGGTTGGTGGTTTAAATTGCCAATTTTCCTATTGACAACAGCGGCTAATTTTTTTCCAACAACAGCACTACCCTTTGTTGCATTCCAGGTGATTTTCCCAGAGATGGTAATGATGACAACGTTTTGTATGTGGCTAACCTTGGTGTTAGTAGCATTCTTTTGGAGTGAGGGCTTGAACATTCTCGTGGAAGTTAGTTTTAGTATTTTTTATACTATCTCCTTCTTTATGTGGGCGATGTCACTGAATGTGTGCCTACATTTGCAGCTCACTCTGGCATATCAAATCTTGCTTTTTTGTATATCATTATCCATCTATTGTGGAACAAAATTTGCTTGTAGTCAAGTAACAATTGTCCATCCAGATGGAACAACTGAAAAAATAACACGGGTAGCTAAAGTTAAAAAGGCAGTTGTCAACCAGTGCAAGCGTGGTGTCGCATATTTGCAGTCAAGAGGCATAATACCATCTAGCCCTGTTAAGGTTCAATCAATTGTTATGGTAGAAGGAAAAAATGGAACTGGAACTGGCTGGAGATTCATGAATTGGATTTGTACTGCAGGACATGTTACTCGTGGTTCAGAATTTGCTACCATTAAGTATGAGAACATTGCTGTTAAAGTCAAGAAAGAAAAAGAAATCCAGATTTTTGAATGTGTTGACACTTTGGCTTTCTTTAAACTGCCAAAGGAGTTGCAGAGTGTGAAGCCTCTAAGACTCGCGAAAGAAGTTAAGAGTGATTACATGTCTCTACACTGTTGGTGCCCTAATTTTCAGAATCATGTTACATATAGTGGTTGGTGTATTGTGGATGGAATTTTCCTAAACAACGCTTTTAACACCCAGTTTGGAAACAGTGGGGCTCCATACTGTGATAGAGATGGAAAACTTGTTGGGATGCATTTGGGTTCACAGGGAGTGACATCACAAGGGGTCGTCTTGGTCGATGTTTTACAGCGTCTAAATCAACTGACAGTACAACAATGTAAAGATTGTGATGATGATGAATTTGAGAGGCAGAACACTCCATTGCCGGTTGGATTTGACTTGGATTTATTTCTCTCGAAGGTTATTGAGGGTACGAAAATTTCACACCAAGCATTGCTTAAGAATGTTGAAGAACTCAATGAAAAGGTCTTATTGATGGAGAAAAACCAGGAAAATCAAATATCAAGTGTCTTGGAAAAATTTTCCGGGATGTTTGAAAACACCAGTGAGATACAAAGAGCAATGGTTGCCGCGATGGAGAAAATGAGTCTGAGAGTTCAAAAACTGGAGGAAGAAAGATCTCAGGAACCCAATTTTTCAACAGTGCCTTCTTTTGTTGAAGCACTCACCAAGAGGATTGAATATCTTGAAGGTGAGAACAAAACTATTTTGGAAAAATTGGCAGAAGTGACAACAGCGGTTGGAGAGCGAGTCAAGGAAGTCACGCTTGCGGTTAACACCCTAGTCGAGGAAAAAAAAAAAGGGAAAACAAAGAGGACAGCAAGAGGACAAAAACACGCTGCAAATAAGAAGTTTTTGACAAAAGGACACTTCATGAAAATGAAAGTCTTGGCAGAGGAAGAATACCAGAGAATGCTTGATGAAGGCTGGTCTGCAGATGAAATTAGAGATGTAGTGAATAGCCTTCGAGAACAGGCCTGGAACTCCTATGTAATGGATAATGACATCGATGAAGAAGGTGAAGAAGAGTGGTATGATGAGATGTTGCAAAATGATGCCATTAACGAGGAGATTGATAGGAGAATTGAACAGGCTATGGAGGATATGGGAGAACCCATTTATCAAAAAAAAAGATTGACTTTCGTGGACCAAGCTTTGCTTCACATTATTAGGATTAAGAAAAATAAGGTCAAGACGGTGAAAATGGAGGTCCAGAAAGAGTGTGAGGAACAACTTAAGAAGCAATTTGAACATGCAGTTTCCCCAAATGACATCAAGGAAGGAACATCAGTTGCGATCCTTTCTGCAGGAGAGGATGTCCGTTGTGTTGAAAATAAGGAAATAAATTTTAATGCCATAAGATCAATTGACATGCCAAACCAGAAAGATAAAGAACTTGTCATGGGAATAAAGAAAACTGTGATTTCCACCGGTGATGATAACAAAAAGAACATCTTGAGAGAGAAAACAACTGATCTTGTTGGAAGCATTTTGCCAAAAAATGCTGATGGAAAACTCGAAAAACAAAATGTGCCACAGCAGGTTCCCTTGGAACAGAGAAAGAGAGGGTGCCAGTGGTGCAATAACCCAAAACCCCACAATTTTCAGGCTTGTAAGCGCAGAAGCGAAAAATGCTTCTGCGTGTTTTGTGGAATAATGCACTCTGAGAATGAGGGACATTCAAGGAAAATTGAGTGCATTAAATGTAAGCAGACTTTTAAAGGGGTTGAGGGATTGGAGGAACATGTCATCAACGGTTGTTCAAAAAACTAGATGAGGGGCCTGAAACATCATGGCCCCAATTCGAAACACCACCAGAGGGTTCACACATTTTTGATTGGGAAAAAGATATTTTACCACCTATAGGAAAAACAGCATTACCTGAAAGTGTTAAATTGCTGGGACACATTCCAGTGGATAAGCTTGTTTCAAGAACTAAAAAGGTTAATGATCCATTGTTAGGAATTATAAGGGGGTGGGAACAAGACCAATACACCTCAACTACTTGGACTGTGGAAGCATATACCAAAATGTTTGAAAAATTTCACTATAGAGATCCAATAAATTTTGTTGAGGAATATGCTGAGTTCGTGATACTTGCAGATAACTGTACGCTCAAAGAACATGAGTATATGGCAAACAGTTGCGTTTTGCCAATAATGTCTACAGAAAAGAATGTTGAATCAACACCAGCGTATCCAAAATTCCAATTCTTTGACAGTGAAAGGGAGTATCTTGAAACATGTGGGTGGAAAGAATATATTGAAGTTTATAACAACAAGGAAACACTCAAGCATAGACCATTATGGTGGTGTTTTCTTAAGAATGAAACTTTGAAAGTTTCGAAAGTTAAAAACAATGATATCCGTATGATATTGTGTACTGATCCTGTTTATACAAGAATTGGAGCAACCTTCGAGCAAGATCAGAACGCGAGAATGAAACAGCAAACAGAAACCAGAGCTGCCCAAGTTGGTTGGACCCCTTTCTTTGGAGGGATTAATAGAAGAGTACAGAGATTGATGAAGATCAAGAATCCACAATTTGTGGAAATGGACTGGACGCGCTTTGACGGTACAATCCCAAAAGCGCTTTTCTACCGCATAAGACAGATGAGGTTTTTCTTCTTAAGAGATGAAGACAAAACACCAGAAAGGAAAGAATTATATAATTGGTATGTTAAAAATCTACTTGAGAAGATAATTTTGTTACCAACTGGAGAAGTCTGTCAGGCGCGCAAAGGGAACCCTTCAGGGCAGTTTTCAACAACTGTGGATAACAACATGGTAAATTGCTGGTTGACAAACTTTGAGTTAGCATATCTCCACAACAAACAAAAAGGGAGGCTTCCAACAGTAAAAGAGCTCCGAGAAAATTCAGCATTCATCTGCTATGGTGATGATAGACTCCTTTCTGTCTCTGAGGATTTTGTTAAGTACGAGTCGGACACTATAATCAAGATGTATGAAGAGATTTTTGGCATGTGGGTGAAGCCTGAGAATGTTAAAGTTCAAAAAGATCCGGAGGGACTCTCTTTTTGTGGAATGACCTTAGTTAGAAATCAACATGGGATCTTTGTTGGAGTCCCGAATGTGGACAAAATCCTCTCTACTCTGAGAAATCCAAACAGAAAGTTACCAAACATTGAGTCTTTGTGGGGAAAACTTGTCTCCTTGAGAATCCTTTGCCAGAATGCTCCAGAGAATGTTAGGGATTATTTAGATGCCCAAATTAACTCTGTTGAGCAGTATGCTGAGAAAGAAAACATCAACTTACCTGAAGTCGGGCCCGACTTCTATGAAAAAATTTGGTAGCTTGGTGGGACCGAAATATCAGCATGGCTGGTGAGGCCCTTGTGGTCAAGAAAAAGACAACAACGACAAGGAGACCCCGAGGTCGTTCGCGATCTCGGTCCCGTAGCAGGAGTAGGAGCAGGAGTAGAACTAGAACAAAGAAGACAGTCAAGATAGTTGAGAAGAAACCAGAAAAATCCATCCTTAAGAAAATTGAACAGCATGAAAAGAAAGACCAGAGGGAATTAAAGAAGATCAAGAAAAAGGTGCAGGGTCCCCCTGTCAATGATAAAATGACAACAGTGGTCACACTTGGACAGATTACAGGGAATAAAGACAATGTTCTGGAAAGAAAACACAAGTACTTCCTCAATCCACTCATGATGAAGAGCCAGGAAAATGGGCAGGTGGCAACGCCACTGACAATAAGAGCATCACAATATAACCTTTGGAGATTGGTGAGACTGCATGTGAGGCTGGTCCCACTTGCAGGTAAAGCTAACATCCTTGGTTCAGTGGTATTTCTGGACTTGGAACAAGAGGCAAACACCGCCGGGCCCGAATCAGTTGACACCATAAAAGCGCGCCCGCACATAGAAGTTCCAATTGGCGGCAAAATTGTCTGGAAAGTCCATCCCAGGAGCATGCAAGGTCCTAGACAGGGGTGGTGGAATGTTGACCCTGGAGATAGTCCAACAGATTCTCTGGGACCAGCACTAAATATGTGGACATATCTCAAAACAGTGAACGCACTGCAAAGCCAAAGTGGAACCCAGGCGCCATACACCAGTGCTCTCTTTTTGGTTGAGGTACTTGTCACTTACCAATTTTCAAATTATGGACCCAAACCTGCACTTTCCCAAATGATTTCAAACAACTACAAACCCTCTGCCTCAGCAAATGCAGTACTTGGGAATGCATCAGATGGTGCTGTTGTGGTGAAGATCAGTGGTGCGCTGTTGAGAGACCTGGAGGCTGTTGAACCGAAATACAGACATCCAGCTAATGCACAGACTAGCGGGGTTGGAGAGGTGTTCTGGGCAGTTTCAACTGAAGTGGTTAACACAGTTGCAGCAGCAATTCCTGGATGGGGTTGGTTACTCCAAGGAGGGTGGTTTGTTATTCGAAAATTGTTTGGTGCTGCCAATGATGCCAACGGAAATTACTTGGTGTACTCTTCAGTGGCTGATGCACAACAAGATAACAGGATTTACACAACAGTAACAGGTTCACCGCAACTGACTAATACTGACATAAAATTGGTACAGCTGACACAACCAAATGTGAATGTTGCAGCCACGGGAGGAACAGTGGGTATTGCACTAGAACGTTACTTGCCCTTGCCTCTCGCGCCATCACAATATACACCACACATGGTTTATGACTTTCGTGGTCAAAGAATCAGCACCACAGAATCAGCAGCACTAATGATTGCAGCTATACCACAAGCAAATAATCAGAGTAGGTTCAATGGAAGGTTGAATTTTAATGTTGGGTATAAAGATGACAATGGCAGACAGAAGTCTTTTAATCTCGGAGAAAATGATTGGTATTCAATCTTGGACATCACACAGACTGGGGTAGTGTTTTCCAAAGCAATTGCAGGCACAGGAGTGGTGCAAACCATGAGAACACTCAAACAGCATATGAAACCAGAGGAAGAGCCATCAGTCAGGAGATACAGCCCTAACACTACCACTGAGGGCCAGGTGAAAGACAGGCTAAATCTCAGAGAAAATGATCCAGTTATGTCAATTGGTGATTCTGATGGCAGAAGGGGAGCTCTCTTTTACAGGACCTCAGATGAAAGATTTATTATACTAATATCAAATGCATCTGACCCTGGCCCCCAATTTCAAAACATCAGGATGAAATATCTGTATAACTGGTCCCTGTCAGATAATCAAACATCCTTCCAAAACAATATAAGAACAGTACAATTTGCAAATGCTGATGAGAATGAAGAACAGCAAGAGGTAGAGGATGATGATGTTCTTTCAGATGTCACCTCACTGTTCGAACAAGCAGACCTTGAGGATGAGCCTGAATTTAAATTTAAAATGGCCATCCAAACCTCCAAACATCTTGAGGAGGAGAAGAACTACTGGAAAACCCAGTGTGAGAGGATGATGATGGAGAAGGCCCTTACGGGCACCACTCAACCTCTCGTCCGGTTTGAGAAAGCTGGACTTTGGGCAGAACAACAACAAGCTGCCAGCAGCCGCGGCCACGCCGAGTAGGATCGAGGGTACAGCTGCACTTTCTCATGCGGGAAATAATCGTAATCAGGTTATTCTCCCTAAGCAAAATTGACCTTCGGGTCCCCGACCATGTGGAATCACCATGTGGGTCACAGGGTTTCCGTGTCAGGAAATCAACCTGGCATATTGCCCTGTGTTTTCGGGAGGTTTAGTTTTTTAAACCAATTAGATTTTGAAGTAGATTCAATTGGCATTT